AGTCCAAAGATGCGCTTTAGCGCCCTGCAGTATTCCCCCACGACCGGGGTATGGGCATCGGTTACCAAATAGCCCTCAACCTTGTTTGCTAGCCCGACGGCAACGCTCTTGTTCACGACGACAGGAATTCGAGCGATGGCACGGGCCGGTTCGCAAATTGAGGTGAGGGTGTACAAAGGATTCACGTACACACGGGACAGCATCACAACTGGTTTGCCTCTCGCCGTCGGTTCCGCGACTTTGATGATCATGCCTAAGTCGCTAGCCGCGGTTTTCAGATCAAACTTCGCGTTGGCGAGCCCGTCGTCACCAAAGATGGTGCCGATGGACTCAAATGCTGCCGTGGGGATCAGGCCAGCGTTGCGTGCTGCGGCGTATTGTGTGAATGCGCCAGACCAGCAATTGCAATCGGTGGTGTCCGATTTGCCGCTCAGATTCATGAACCCGGACGCGAATTTCAGACGCTTCTTTAGTTCGGCGAAGAGTGGCAGCTTGATCACGCGTTCCGTATTGCGAGACAATGCTGCATCAATTGCGGCGTGGTGTTCCTTTGAGTAACCAGAGCGAACGTGGTGGCCATATTGTGCGACGTTGAAGCGTCCATGCGTGCCGTCCATCTTGCTGAAGTCAGTATCGCAAGTGGGACCGTCGGCCGACTTCACGAAGTTTGTCACCGCCTTAGCAGTGTCCTCCGGGGTTAAGCCAACAATGTACGGCGTCTTGACGCATGCGTCGCCATTGATCCTCTTTATGGCGTTGGCCTTGTGCCAGTCTTTGAGCGGGAAGGTGTACTGCGCGACTAAGATGAGAGTCTCGACCTCGACCGGGAAAATGAGCCGGGAGGGTGACTTCTTCTTGAGCGCGCCTTCAGTGACTTCCTTTTTCAAGAATGCCATGACGGCTTCAAGCTCTTCAGGCTGGAGGCGTAACTCATTGGCAACGTACCGGCGCATCTTGGCCGGTGTGTTGGCAAGGCGAGTGATTGCCTCATCACGAGTAAGTGGAACGAGCTTCTGCTCAGTTGCTGGGTACATCATTGAATTGAATTCCTTAGCATAATCCACGTATTTCTCGGGCACTTTGGCCACGTTCTTCACGTCAGTGACACGCTCCTTTACCGCAGCTGCCGCGTTGTCTGCATGTGCAGTGGCTGCGGCGGCCGGTGTGATGAGAGGTGGGGCTGCTAAGCTAGCGAACGGGGTCCCGGGGTCAGAAATGGAACCACGTGTGAAGTTTACGGGATCACTGATTTCGGCGGGCGCGCGTGCGGCTTGGGCTAGGATGTACTTCTGACCGTCAGTCAGGCGTTCACCGCAGTTTTCTGCCACACACGCGATTCCGCCAACACCAGGTGTCTGTGTCACTTCGAGATGGTATAGGATAGCATCCCAAGTCGACTGTTTAACAGTGACTTCGGCCGCATCTGCAGTATGCAGGCGCGTGCTTACCATGACATCGAATGTGGCAGGATCAACCGATCTTAGCTGCACGATTGTGTCGTTGGACGTGACGCCGACGCGCTTCAGCTCGGGAAATTCGAAGCCAAAAAGCGACAGCAGTCGTGGTGGGATACGGCACCGATACGCGGGGGCGAGGGCGACGATAGCACGGTTGGCCGGGCCAGGAATCACGTGGACATGATACATGTCAAAAGAGAACCAGCGCTTATACGCAACGAGGTCGGTACCGAAGTCCCATACGAGATGTCGATAAATTGCCCCGCCGCACACGTGTTCATTGTAATTCCCGTCCGGTGCGATATACCAGTACGAATCTTTGCCCCGGCCAGCGACTGTCTTAGGTAAGACAGTATACAGGCATTTCGGGCCGTATTCCCTGAACAATTCGTCATTCGTGAGGTGGAAATCAACGTCTACATACACATCCAACGCGTCGGTAGGACGGTCGTCAAGCCGGGGTTCCTGCTGGAGATCGGCAATAGTATAGTAGGCGCGCTCACCTATGGCACCACGGTTAATCTCGCGCGTCGACGTGCTCCGAGAATAGGGTCGGAGGAGTGCTGACCGCGCAATAGCCATGATGGTGTCGATTCCCTCAAGCCGAGTGAGTTGGGCGAGGGGGTGTGAATGATTCTGAGAAGGTTTGCTCAGGGATTGCTGCCAGGTCGCGTTGCGTACTGCATTAAGCGTCTTTCTGTTCTCACGAGCGATGAAAAGATTCATCACACGGGTGAGAAAG